TTCAAAGGGCTGCCCCCGCCACTTCCCCTTGGTATGTTTCAGGCAGTTAATGAAGTCCACGGTACGCTTTGCCTTTTCCTCGTCAAACACTATCCCCCGCCTCCCTTAAAGAGCAAAAGCTCCATCGTGTCATTCTCTTTGTCCTCGCCGTTATCCGCAACGATACGGCTCCGGGAGGAAGGGGTAAGGCCGAACTGCTCACAGAAACGGTTCATGATCTTAAGGTAGGTCTGGGCGATGGATACCTGCGGGACCTGCTGCCAGTAGCCGGAGGGCGTCTTTACGATGGTGCCGTGCTGGGTGATGAATTCCTCGGCCTCCTTCCACCGCGCATATGCCTGGCAGTACCCGGCAAAAGCCGCCATGTCGATCTCTGTGAGGATGCCCAGCTTTTCCATCTGCCCCGCCATCCGCTTCCACTCTTTTTTCGCCTCACCTTCCAGCCATGCCGGACAACGCGGGGTCTTTTTCTCCGGCTTCGGCTCGCCCGTGTTAAGGCTCCGCTTGCCCGGATTGCCCTCCAGCGCCTTGACCGCCGTGGGCTTTGGTTTCCTTCCGCTCTGCGCCACCTGTGCCGCCTCCTTCCCCTTAAATTTACGCAGCAGAAAAGGGCTCCCGGAGGAACCCCTCTCTGCTGCTATGTATGCGCTTTTTATCTGACCGCTATCTTATGCCCCATGACCATTTTTACCTCTTTTGCCGAAAAATTCCTTGCGTCATTCCCCGCCTCGGCTTTTGCGCTGGCAACAGCCTCTTCTTCATCCCTTCCCACCGAAAGCATCTGCCTCGGTATCAAATTTGAAAATGTGCTGTTCCATTCCCCATACGTCACCCTGTATAATTTCATCATCCCGTTTTCCTCCTTATGCCCTGCTGATCGCCCATGCGATTGCATGGCCGTCATCCTCGAACTCGACCTCGCTTGCATCCCTCAGTCCAATGGTGCCTTCGCAGGTGTGGTCTTCACTCAGGAATTCATAAACCGCCCCGAAGTAGCAGGGCTTGTTCTGTCCGTTGTAATAGTATCCGGCAATGACCACCCTGTCACCGAAATTCAGCAGCCTGCTCCATCTGCATTCCAAATCCTCCGGCGTGGTGGGATTCGGCAGTCTGTACTTTCTCATTGCATCGTTGATCGTCATGGTATGTTTCCTCCGTTTTCTCTGTTTTCCCTTTCGGTAGTACACATCTTACCTCTGAAAGCGGATGTTATCCACTCGTATCTGTACCATAAATGTACCAAAGATAAGTGCAGGGGATTGTGTACATTATGGCGCGGCTAAATCTCCACGCCATCCTCCTTAAGCATCTGCCTGCATTCCTCCAGCAGTGCTTTCCAGTCCGGCCTGATGTTTTTGGGGTAATGGTAGATGTAGGAATATTCCCTGCTTGGCTGCGACCATTCGAAATAATAATCGGGGTTGATCCGCTTCCCTGTCTCCTCATGCATCTCCAGTTCAAAGCGGTATCTTGCCCACCAGTCCCGCTCATCCTCAAACTCTGCTTTTTCCACCGGCTCCACAAGGCGGTACCTGTTGTACTTTTTATCATCATCCTCCACCAGCTCGCCCTTCACCCATCTGTAGCCGTTCCCTATGGTGCAGAATAAATGGTTTAAGCAGTGCTTCCTTGTAGGGAATATTGACGGGTAGAAATCCGCCATAAACTGTAATGTATCTTCTGCCCTCATCCGTTTGCCCTCCTTATCCGTTGATCTGTGCCGCGAAATAATATCCGAATGCATCCCTTGCTATGCCGAAGCTGCTCTCGATCCCGTTCTTCCTGTCATCCTCCATCGCTGCTTTGGCAAGCCTTGTGGCTGCCTTCCGGCTTTCTTCCCTGCCAAGCCCCTCGAACCTGTATTCCCCATCTTTCTGCAGCCTTCTGATTGCTTCCTTCATGTCCTTCATCCTTTTTTCCTCCGTTTTCCTTTTGGTAGTACACATCTTACCTCTGAATGTGGGTATTATCCACTCAATCCAGAGGCATAAATGTGACAAAGATATGTGGGAGAAATTGTGTACATTATAGTGGGCGGCTCCCCTTTCCCGGAAAGCCGCCCGCCCTGTTTTACTCTGCCTGTGAGTATAAAATCCCAATAGGCATCCCTGTGTTCCTCTATGAAAAGAACCAGTTCATAAAAGCCCCTGTCAAATGCCGCCCTCTGCACCGCCGCCATGTCGCACATAATTCGCCACGCCGCTGTCCCGGACCGCAAATATCTGATCTTTGATTTTTTCCATTATCATCCCCGTGTCAGTCCTCCCCATAATATTCAGCAATGTACTGTGAGCCGTCCGGGTTGGTCACCACCGAGGGGAAACGCACCCGGATGCCATGCCGTGCCAGCACTGATGCCGCGCAGTCTGCGATCTCCCCGATAAATGCCATGTCCCACTCCAAGTCCGGGTTTTCCGAAAGGGTCCTGCACATTTCAAAGACCGCACCGTAAACCTCATCGTTCCTGTCCGCCTGTCTGCCGTCCAGCTCCAGTTCTTCCATATCCCTGCCCATCCTTTTTTCCTCCTCTGCTCTCATCTGTTCCCATCCTCCATCCTGATTGCCGGAATGACCGCCGGCTTGCCTGTCTGCCAGTCTGTGTATTTTGCCTTTACCTCGGTAAGCCCCGCCATCTTAAAGCCATGCTTTGCGAACTCCGCAAGGGTCGGGATCAGGCTTGAAAAGGTGCTGCTGATCGTGAAAACGCTGATGCCGTTTTCTTTCAGGGTCTTTACGATCTCCTCAATGTCGTAGTCCCAGATGACATCCTCAAAATTTATCTCCTCGTTGCCTGCCATGATGCTGTTGCGGTATGCCCAGAACAGTGTGGGGTTGATCCCCCACTCCTTAAGGCTCGCTGCCTGCTCTGCAATGGCTCTCTCAAAAAGTTCAATTTTTTTCATGGTGTGTACCCTCCGTTTTTTTGTGTTTTCCCTTTCGGTAGTACACATCTTACCTCTGAAAGCGCACATTATCCACTCATATCTGCACCATAAATGTGACAAAGATATGGGTGGGTAACTGTGCATATTATGGCATCATTCCACGATGATGCAGCCGTGCAGGTCGGACAGGAAATTCCGTACTGCGCGTTCACTGCCAAATCCATCCACATAAACCGTGCAGCCATCCTTTATACCCTTGTAGCCATCCTCATAGCCTATGCTTTCCGCCTCTGTGGCCGTCAGCACACGTGCTTCCACCTTCCCGTCACTGCGGTATTTCTGCTCGGCGTAAAAACTGTATTCCATTGCCATGCCCCCTTTCCTTTTTTCGTAGTAGGCATTTTACCTCTGAAAGCAGGAATTATCCACTAAAACCGCAGGCATAAATGTACCAAAGATCATGCCTGCGGCCTGTGTATTTTATGGCGGTTTATGAGAACTCCACCATATGTAATGTCTTGCAGATACGCTTGTAATCCCCGCGCTTTAAGGCTTCCCTGCCGCTGTGCCGGACTTTCCGGTTCAGGTATTTTTTATTCAGGGAAATACCATGCCGCAGTTCGCCCCTCATGCTGTAGGAGCCGTTCCCCCGCTGCCAGCAGTTGCGCTTTTCGTGTGCATTTCCCGGCATCCTTTCCTGCATTGCCATATCGCTCACCCCCTTCCCCTTAATTCCACCTTGCGTAGGTAACGTACATCCGCTTTTCGTTGTCATGGATGTAATCAATGGTGAAATCCGCATAATCCATCCCGAAGATATTTTCGCCAAAGGAGCAGTCCGTTGCATAGTCAATTTCCGTTATGCCGTTGTCCACCTCCCAATTGATGGTATCGCACTGCCGGATTTCCAGATGGGGCAGGGCATCCCCAAGCCTCTCCCTGAACCAGTCCTCCATCTCCCCGCAGGTGCGGAAACGGAACCCTACGATCTTTTCAAACAGGGCATCCACTTCCCCCTTCCCGTACAGTTTCCGGCATTCGTCCTCTCTGTACACCACTGCAAGGCTGCTCCCGTTGTCCCAATGGACGTGGATGGAGCCGGAATCATCCACGCCCTCCACCGTGCCTCTCAGTCCGGGCGGCATCTCCCTGTAAGGGTCCTCCATTTTCACCAGTTCCACACGGCAGCCCTGCGGGTATTTTTCCC